AGGGGGTTTCCCTAAAGGGGGACCAGGTGTTACTTTGGCCGCCGCCCTTCTCTCTGATTCTTCATTGATGGCAACTTGCTTGTTGATGATTTCGTCAGTGATGATAGAACCTGGTTTGTAACCAGATTGAGCAAGTCCTAACTCCGGTAAACTCTCGCTAAATCTAGCGGGAAAATTCTTCATAGGAAGTCCAGTTGGCATTTGAACATCGATGTTTTCTGCCCAAGCCCAGATTATGCCATTGGCATCAGCTGAACCTGTCAAAGGAGAGTACACTACTAGAAGAAAATCTGCGAGTGTAGCTCCTAAACCGGCGATAAGATCGAAATGAGATGTTACTGAATTGTATGGAATACGAATTTCTGCGGATGTGTCGCTTGCCAAATCGAGATCAACATGGCGATACCCCGTGACTCCTCCAAAATGGACGAAGTTAGATGGGGCTTTGTTTTGCACTTCCGCGAAAGGAATAGTGGCCAAAATAAGACGACCAGCATTGAAAGGCTGAGCGTTAACCTGAACACGAATGACAAAATCGCAGCGCAGATATCGAAACCCTTGCAATTTCTCCCGGATGTTGGGAATAGCCAACCAAGCCGAGGGAAAACGAGTAGTATTAAGGGTAGTGATGGCACCAGTATTAGCCAACCAATCAAATGTTGCGATCGGCTGAGGTCTCCCAAGAAATCCGCGAACGGAATTTTCCAAAGAATCCTCTGCTGGTGTCATATATGAACGAAGTGGGGTGGAGGGATTGACCTGAGTGGCCTGACACACCTCTCCCTCCTCCACAAAAGTGGTAATTTCGTGAGTTGTGACGTTGATTTGCGGATTAAGGTCCAGCTGCCCTTGAATTTCTTCAGTATTGAGATTTGATTGAGCAAGTCCGATATTCGGCTCGAGGGTTGACTTAGACTCCTCAGCTATATGACGGGTAGATAGCCTATTCTTATAGGGCGAGCACACATCTACCACTAGGTGTAAATACACCTCTCGCCGGGCACCGAGTGACAATGTAGTTTCGATGTCCACTCTAGCAGGATTTGCTGCACAACCTCCTTCGTCAATTTGAGATTGGCCCCGATCACAGAGTTTGGATTGAGCTTTTCCTGTACACCATTTCGCAGATTCTACTAATTGATAGAAATCATAGTCATAGAGAACAGTAGGGTGAGTGAGCAGAGTGGCTGCTCGTTTGAACACTTCGATGTGGTTATCGAACGTTTGTACATCCCATTGAGACAATTCATGAACTGCCTCTTTGAGAGTATTCGATGTAAGTTCCTGGACATCCACTTTGCCACGAACCCACATAGCCATCTCTTTGATAGTATCAAGAGATAGAGGCGCACGATAACGAGCTTGAGCTGAGTCCCAGCGAAAAGCTCGCTTTAAGAACACAATTTCTTGTAGCGTACGACTAGCTACAATTTCTCCAGTCTTACCTTCGTCTGTGTACGTCATTCCGATTGTTGCATAAGCGTCGGCAATGGTAATTTGATTGAACCACTCGATAATGGATGGATGAATGTTCCACACATCATCGTCGCCGTAATTGACATGGCGAACAAATCTGTCATAATTGTCGAGGGATAAAAGAGTGGGTTCATACTTCATAGCACAAACTAGGTAAACATACCTAGCACTGATTGAATGGTAGACACTGTTCAAAACAGCTGTCATCGGACAACCAGATGGTTGTGAATGCGACCAACTATATACAGTGTCGCCTACAATATGTACAGAATTTACTATTTCAGACCAGAGTCCTCTTCGAACCATCCGATCTTCATCGCTACCTTGATAGAACTCTTCAATAAGATCTAAACATTCCCACAAGAATTGGGAAGATAGAGTTCCGTCAAAATTAGTGAAATCACCCGCAATTACATGCGGGCCGACTTCTTTCATCTTGTTAGCGATTTCATTCCAATCATAATTGAACACATTAGTGCCTACACATGATTCCAAAGTGATGCGACGACGCATCATATGAGCGATGAAACCAAGGAAGTACTTTCTGAACATAATAGTGAATGCCATCTCTCCACAAGAGAAAAGGCGAGTCTTTCCGAGTTCGACTTTCTCAATCGGGCGACGTTCGTCTTTCAACGTGTCAACCCAAATTGTTCCTGGTCTTTCTCCTTGCTTGCAAACATCATAGATCTTAACACAAGCATCGACTACTTCAGGAAGAACTTCCCATTCAGCAGTACCTAGGTAATGAGTTTTACCCAAGCCAATTTTCGCCCAGCCAAAGCCAGGTGATGTTGAACGATTGACTCCGGGTTTGAATTCATCACCATGAACACCAGCAACTGCTTCATCAAAAGATAAAACACTACGATCGCTAGGATCCACGACTCTACACACTTGTTGTTGGTAATGTTTCCTTGCGGCCTTCAAAAACACATCATTAACCAAAACAGACTTGGTTGAGGCTTTCGCCCTGGCCAAAGCCATCGGATTAACGCGCTCACCATCAGGCTTAGTAAATGTGCTGAGATGAGCTGGTTTCGTTATAGGTTCCGCGATAACTCCATGCAGAGGACTCGGTTGAATTCGAGATCCACTCGCCTGGAACACTTTTGTACTAGATTGCCCCAAATGGACAAATTCTCCTGGAAATGGTGGTCTATATACAAATTCTGCCTCGAAATCAGCGATTTGACTCGCTGTTGCCGGGGCACACTTTACAATTTCCTTTCCTGTCATCATTTCTGCTTTCATAGGAGGAGAAATCAGAGATTCTGCATTCTGAACGCGAATGCCATCGCATAATGCAAAGAGAACACTTTGGTGGATTGGTTGTCCACGACCCGGGAACTCAGGGTCGGCAGAACCGGCCATATGAATGCCGAAAATTTTCCTATTCTTAGATGAATCATAGGCAACCATTACGGCACCACAGTCTCCAGACTGTGTTTGAATTCCATATTTGAAGTGGTTTCTAACTAACACTGCATCGGCCCCATCAGCCTGCAATCGCATCTGATCTGCAGCTTGTGCACGATTAGTGAAATACTGGCGGAGCAAAATTCCGTCAGTTGGAGCGTATCCAATCAAAGACATTTCACTTAGTGTAGTGAATCTTCCGAAATCTTCAGCGGTCATAAATTTATCAATGATGTTAGGATGTTGTATGAAACTGCGAGGAAATTCGACGAGAACAACATCTCGTCCCCCGAATCGATGTTCATCGGGGAGTGAATACGTTGGGCATTTACTGAGATCAAATTCCATGGGTGTCGTGTATATCTGGTTTCGAATACGGAAATTTTCAGCCACTTTAAGAGCAGCCATTCCGTGTCGATTCATGATTGCAAGACGACCCTTGATAAACAAAATATTGTGCAATGCACACCACTTGTCATCTTGGAAATATTCCATTTTATACAAATTTCGAAGCAAAGTAGCTCCAATTTCCGCAGCATTCTGATCGAGAATCAATTGTGCTTGACAAACTTCGACATTACTCTTAGATTTGCCAGCATCTACATTGGTTGAATAAGTCTCAACGTTGGCGGTGGATTTGCCTCTGTCGACATTCGTTGCATATGCTTCAGCAGTGAAACGTGTGACTCCCTTATCCACAGTTGTGGAGTAAGATTCACATTCCTCAGTATCCGAGTCAGCTGCAATCTTGACATCATCGATGTGAATGAGATTCTTAAGCACGTCACGGAATCTACGAATGTATTTCCGCTTTGCAGCAGTTGAACGGAAGACGACCATACAGCCATCCTCAATATCTTTGGAGTGATCGACTAAACAATCACCTGAACACTTGATGATGAAACCAGACTGAGCTTTTCCATCTTCTTTAATCTTAATACCAAAATACTTTTCAGCAAAGAAATTGACTGCTCGTTCGAGATATGGTCTCACAAACCAAGCGATAGCAACAGAAAGACCAAGAGCCACAACACCTCCCAAAACTTTGAGAGCGATGTTAAATTTGGTGGTCTTCCTGATCTCTTCCTCAGTTGCTTGAACACCATTTGACATAGTGAGATAACGAGTGAGTTGTTCAGTAGATTCCCAGGTATCACGAGGGAATCGTTTGATAGAAGCCCATTTGAGTTGAACACGTTTAATGACTTCTGCAACAGTGTTACGTACATTTGAATTCCTATGACGGCGACATGCCCCAACTTCATCTGCTGACAATTGGGTCATATCCCAGAAAAGAGCATTGAACACAATATATTTATCTTCAGGTTTCACTTCAAATACGTGATTTTTATTATACCATTCAGTGTAAACCTCTACTTCGGCGCGACAAGTCGCCCATGCAGCAGCCACTTGAGCAGCATTAGCAGGCGATGTAACGACGCACTGACAAGAATAGAGATCCCCATAGTTTGGTCCATTCTCTCTGATCGGATTGAATCGATGTTCTTGAGGGGTGATAAGATGTGACGTAGCATGAAGATCAACGTGAGAATAAGTCCCAAACCAGCGACCAAGAGTGCTGGCTTCTTCAAAACAAACCACACCGGAAGCATACTTGTAAAAAGTTCCAACACGGTTCGTTTCAGGATTTTCAATGGTAGGAGGGGATGAATTATTCCAAAATGGAATATTAATCTGAGCTTTTCCTTCTTCCATTTGAGATTGCTGAATCTCAGGAATTGTCTGTACAACTACTTCGTCGAGAGGAATCCAAGCTGGATCCGGTTGTGCAGGAGGTGAAGGAATTTCTTCTCCGTTATTCATGATCTTCGCGCAATACTCTTGTTCAAACGTAAGGAACTGTTTAGCTCCTTTGAGATTCATTTCAAGTTCATGAAGGATGATATTTTTCATTTGAGTGAAATTGATGATGGGACCAATCTTGGTGTAAGCAGTTGCTTTAGGATGTATTTGTTGGAAAACATAGCAACGCTCAAACACAGTTGGG